AGAAGATGAAAAATTTTCAGACATAAAACCAATGGGTTTTCGACAAGACCCAATTCAGGCAACTACAGATCGTGCTCTCAAGTACAGCGCACAAGGCGTAAACAAGTTGCGTGACCTGTTCCGCGAAGACGAACAGGCCGTGGTTGAGAATCAGGACAAATTTTCGGCCTTGAGCGGACAATACGGACATTCGGGCAAACTGCAAAAGTTTGATGATGTTGAACAGGATGTGCTGGCCAGACTCAAACAACTGTCCGGAATGATTAGACCAATGTAAATTTGTCATTAGAACAACCGCGTCATAAATACTCTTGACGCTAACACTAAAAGCGTGTACACTACATCAGTGCATACGCTTTTTTCTTTAGTATCACAGGCAACTTTAAAAACATTTTACAACACTTTGAAAGGCAATTAAAATGGCAACATCACTAGCAGAAATCCGAGCAAGACTCGCAGCATCCGAAGGTAACAACAAAGGTGGTTCATCCACTGGTGGCGATAACGCAATTTATCCACACTGGAACATGGAAGAAGGATCATCAACTACACTCCGTTTCCTCCCCGACGGCAACACCAAGAACACATTCTTTTGGCAAGAACGAGCAATGATTCGTTTGCCATTCAATGGTATCAAAGGTGAAATGGAATCCAAACAGGTATATGTGCAGATTCCCTGTATGGAAATGTGGCAAGAAACTTGTCCAGTGCTGACCGAAGTTCGCGGTTGGTTCAAAGACAAAAGTCTCGAAGACATGGGCCGTAAGTACTGGAAAAAACGCAGTTACATTTTCCAAGGCTTTGTGCGTGAAAATCCAATGGCCGATGAGAAAACTCCGGCAAATCCAATCCGTAGATTCATCATTGGTCCACAACTGTTCACCATCATCAAAGGTGCCCTAATGGATCCAGAACTGGAAGAAATGCCAACTGACATTCTGCGTGGCCTGGATTTCCGTATCACAAAAACATCCAAAGGTGGATATGCTGACTACAACACATCAAAGTGGGCTCGTAAAGAATCTGCTCTGACTGAGGAAGAACAAGCAGCCATTGACACCAATGGTCTGTGGGACTTGAGCACATTCTTGCCCAAGAAACCAGATGCAGCCGCTGTTAAGGTGATCAAGGAAATGTTCGAAGCCAGTGTTGATGGACAGGCCTACGATGCCGAGCGTTGGAGCGCATACTTCCGTCCAGCAGGCGTATCCGCGCCAGCAGGCAGTTCTGATTCGGCACCTGCTGCTCATGTAGCACCTGCGGCAAAAGCAGCGCCCGCTGCGGAATCAGACTTTGACGAAGACGTTGAAGTAGCAGAAAAATCGTTTGCTGCTGAACCTGTTGCTGCTCCAAAATCAACACAGAAGGCCGAAGACATTTTGGCCATGATTCGGGCTCGTCAACAAAAGTAAATTAATGCTATCGCAGTTAGATTGCATTATATTTCCAGACCGCTGTGAGGTAATAGAAATTATACCCTCACAGCGGTATGTTTACCCAATTTTTAAAAATTGTAGTTCGAGTATATCGGTTGCGGCCAAAAAAAATAAATGGCGCACTTGTCTAAACGAACAAATTAACAAAATTAATAGCATTGATGTAATTTTACGAGAACCACAAGATCGTTTGATATCTGGAATCAATACATTTATACAACTCGTCTTACGAGACAATCCTGGTCTTGATCAAAAAACGGTGCAATGGTTTGCCCAAAACTATTTGTTTTTGAACCGTCACTATTGCTCTCAATTTTTATGGTTAGTTAACCTGGCAAGATTTTTAAATACTGATACAAAATTAAATTTTATATCAATGGATGATGTTCATACAATAACTACGCTTCATAAAAAGCCTAGCGGAATTACACCAGCGTCTGCTGATTTTGTTACCGAGATTAATGAAATAAAAAACAATGAAATGCATCATCGAATCGATACAATTTTATTCAGATGCATCGGCAAGTCAATGAGCTTTGGTCAACTGCTGCAACATATAAACAACACTGACCCCACTGCATACAAGTATGTAATTGGACGGAGCCAACAAATATTAAAATCAACTTATGCATTGCCCCAGGCTTGATCATTTTGTTCGATTTAATTCAAACGGAACAATAAGTCGTTGCGGACACATGATTGATCCGGCACAGTTCGACTCATTGGAAGCAATGGATTCTAGTTCCTGGTTGAGTAATATACAAGAACAATTTAATAAAGATATTTGGCCCAAAGAATGTCATCGTTGCCAGGAGATTGAACAAAAAAATCTTAGCAGTATACGAATGTATGCCATCGAAGTTGATCAAGCAGAAACACAAAGAGACTACTTACAAGTAGGTGGTGTGCTGGATAATATATGCAATGCTGCATGTCAGACGTGTAATCCAGAGTGCAGTACTCGTATCGGAGCACTGGCCGGGAAAAATTTTCCCATAGTAAACAACAGCAATCAATTTTGGAATCTTCCACAAGAACGCATTGTACATCTGGACATCAACGGCGGCGAGCCCAGCTACAGTAAAAATTACAAACGATTACTTGCAAATCTTCCACCAAATTTAAAGACACTGAGACTCAATACAAATTGCAATGTGGTGTTAGACGAGTTGACAGATATAGTCTCCAAAGGAATAGAAGTCACAGTCACTGTGAGTTGCGACGGAATTGAGTCAATGCATGAATTTATGCGTTGGCCAATAACATGGGATACCTTTTATAAAAACTTAATAACATACAAAAGTATGCCGGTCAAGTTAAATCTATGGACCACTGTTAGTGTATTAAATGTCAATGACTTGCCTAACATACAGGCATTTGCTCGGGATCATAATATAGATCATAGCTATGCCTATCTTAAACACCCATATGAATTGTCAGTGGACAATACAGACATAGCAGCAAGAAACAAATACATACAAAAACAAAAAGAACTCAGGGGCATTGAATGAAATATTATACTCTAGTAGAGTGCGCCGACGCACAGGTCATTGCTGATAAGATTTATAACTTCTTAGAGACTCAAACGGATCTATTAGAAAAAATAAATTTTGGTTGGAATTTTATTGATTGCAACGCAGTGCTTGTTCATGTGCCAGAATTGTTTGAGTTTTTTAAAAAGAACAAACTAGTACCAAGAAATGCAGCCATTACCATAATTGAAACCAACAAACATTTATCTCGCCATATTGACGAGTTACCAGTTGTAGCAAAAATGAATTTTCCTGTAATCAACACTCAAGGCTGGTCCAATCGTTGGTATGTTGATAACAATTTGGTTGAAGAATTACAAGATATGCCTGCTCCAATTGTGTTCAATTCGCAAGTTGAACACAGTGTAGAACTGACACATGCAACTGAATTTCCTAGAATCGTTGCCAGTTTTACATTCCATAACGAACCATTGCATCTACTACAATGAAAATAGCAGTAACTGGACATACCGCAGGAATTGGCATGGCGCTGAGTGGTCAACTGACCAAGCAAGGCCACGAAATTGTTGGTCTCAGCAAAAGACATGGCGATAACATACGCAACATACCTAAAATTTGTGATCAAATTGAACCTTGTGACATGTTCATTAACAATGCGCAAGCTGGGTATGCACAAACTGAACTGTTGTTTGAAATGGCCGATCGCTGGGCAGGAACCGGTAAACATATTTTGGTAATTTCGACCATAATGACACAACAGCCTGTGTCACCATTGACCGGGTTAGATATGGATCATTATCGTGTGCAGAAAATAGCACTCGAAGAAGCAGTAAAACAAATACGCAATCGTAAATTAAAAATAAAAATTACCATTGTCAGGCCCGGTAACATAGCTACCAGCGCGGACAAAACTGTGCCGCCAGCCGCTGATGTAGACAATTGGGCAAGAACATTGATAAACTTACTCGATACAGCCAAAAACAATAATTTAGTGATTCCAGACATATCACTAGGACCCATTTAAAATGACACCAAAAGATGTATTAACAAATAAACATTTTTGTCCTATGCCGTGGACAGGGCTAATGTACAATTTTGATGGCAAAGTTAAAAATTGTATTCGCAGTGACACGGCAACCGGACTGCTAGGAAATATTAAAAAAACACCAATTGAAGAAATACTATTGGGCCCTATCAATGTAACTAAACAAACAAACATAACAAATAACAAATCGGCAGCTGGTTGTCATACCTGTTATGATTTAGAACATGGTAAAGAAGGGCTTGACATTATCAGTGATAGAATTTTTTACATAAGAGAATTTAAAAAAACGCCACTGGACACTTACCGGCCCGGCAATTTTGACTTACAAACCATTGACGTGCGGTGGACCAATTTGTGTAATTTTGCCTGTGTATATTGTAGTGAACAATTCAGTAGCAAATGGGCCAACGAACTCAATATCAAAATAGAAACTCCGGCTGATAAACAATTGTCAGACTTTCGGGAATACATCTATCGTCATGCTAAACAACTCAAACATGTGTATCTTGCCGGCGGCGAACCGCTGCTGATGAAGGAAAATTTAGAATTACTTCAAGAATTGAATCCCGATGTCAATCTTAGGATAAACACTAATCTTAGCAAGGTAGATACTGGAGTGTTTGATGCTGTTTGTAGATTTAAAAATGTCCATTGGACCGTAAGTGTAGAAACTACTGAAGATGAATTTGAATACATACGATTTGGTGGCCGATGGCAGGATTTTTTAGATAATCTAAACACAATTAGAAAACTAGATCATAAGATAAGTTTTAATATGTTATGGTTTTTGCTAAATCATGACAGTGTTTTTGATTGTGTAGATTATTTAAAAGGATTGGGATTTCATAACAATAGCTTTGTGATTGGAGCACTGCTAGGCCCTGATTACCTAAACATTAGACATTTACCGGAAAATGTGTTAAACTCATTGAAGTTAAAATTAGAATCACGAATCAATGAGAATCCTGGATATCTACTTGAAGACAGTTATCAGAACATGCTACACTATATAACGCAACCAATTGAAAAGAATTTAACAAATTCGTTTGATCAATTAGCAATAATGGATCAGCGGCGTGAAGTAGACAGCAGTAAAATTTTTACAGAATTATATACACTCAAAGAAGGAAAGTAATCATGGCAAAACCATTTGACATCTCAAAGTTCCGCAAGGACATCACAAAAAGCATCCAAGGACTCAGCATTGGATTCAATGATCCCACAGACTGGATTAGCACAGGCAACTATGCACTCAACTATCTAATCTCAGGAGACTTCAACAAAGGCATTCCACTGGGTAAAGTTACTGTATTTGCTGGTGAATCCGGCGCAGGCAAGAGTTATATTTGCAGTGGCAACATTGTAAAGAACGCACAGGATCAAGGCATCTTTGTTATTCTTGTTGACACAGAAAACGCACTTGACGAATCTTGGTTACATGCTCTTGGTGTCAACACAGGTCCAGACAAGTTGCTCAAACTCAACATGAGCATGATTGATGATGTTGCCAAAGCAATCTCCACATTCATGACAGACTACAAAGCACTACCAGAAGAAGAACGCATGAAAGTTCTGTGGGTCATTGACTCATTGGGCATGTTGCTGACTCCTACTGATGTCAATCAGTTCGAAGCCGGTGACATGAAAGGTGACATGGGTCGTAAGCCCAAAGCACTGACAAGTCTTGTTCGTAACTCTGTCAACATGTTTGGCAGTTACAATGTGGGCTTGGTGGCCACAAACCATACCTATGCCAGTCAAGACATGTTTGATCCTGATGACAAGATCTCCGGTGGACAAGGCTTTATCTACGCAAGTTCAATCGTGGTTGCCATGAAAAAAATGAAACTCAAAGAAGATGAAGATGGCAACAAGATCACTGATGTCATGGGCATCCGTGCCGGTTGCAAAGTGATGAAAACACGCTATGCCAAACCGTTTGAAGGCATGCAGGTCAAGATCCCTTACTCCACTGGTATGAGTCCGCATTCGGGACTGGTTGACCTGGCAGAGAAGAAAGAGATTCTCAAGAAAGAAGGCAACAGTTTGGTACTTGTTACCAGCGACGGCGAAATTATCAAACAGTTCCGCAAAAAGTGGGAAGCCAATGAAGGCGGATGTTTAGATAAACTGATGGCGGACTTTGCCAATCAGAAAGAAGAAAAACCGGTACTCGAAACAACAACGGAGGAATAACCATGTCAGTAGACCTATCAAGTGAAATCTGGAATGAACTAAAACGATACATCAACACAGTTGATCGTACAGAAGCAGCAGAAGTGTTGGTTTCTGTACTGGTTGACAATGACGTTGCCCCGGACGAAATTCGTGCCACATTCAAAGGCGACACGGATGTCAAAGCAGCATTGGCCGCGTATATCAAGGATCTCGACGACGAGCCCGAAGAAGAAGACTTTGATCAAGACGATGATATTGAGTCCGAGTACGAAGATTAATCATGTGGCTCAGCCGTGTCACTAGTGATCTGGGAGCAATCCCAGATTTCATTGCTCACTTTGAGCAAGAACTCACTGCTGCACGCCGTGATTGCGCCATTGGCGGCATGGTTGAACGAAATATCTCAGCACTGCCGGGCATTACAGAACATAGATTTAATCAGCTTCAAGAAATTGAAGCAGTATTAAATCATCTCAACATACAGCTACGCAAGATTCGTCGAAAACATTTTCAAAAATATCTCGAAGCATATGCTAGAGCATTGACCAGCAGAGATGCTGAAAAATATGTGGATGGCGAAGACGAAGTGATTGACTTTGAAACTATCATCAACGAAGTGGCCTACTTGAGAAATCGTTACTTGGGCATTATGAAAGCCATGGAAAGTAAAAACTTCATGCTGGGACATGTGGTAAGATTACGAGCTGCTGGGATGGAAGACATACAACTATGACATTTAGAAACGACCAAGAACGGCACGAACACAGTTTACAAACTCTCAACACATTGGCCGAGTATGATGACTTCATGGAAAGCATTGGTACACTGGTTGATCTTGGTTGTGGCAGCGGTATGGATCTAGAATGGTGGGCAACTAGAACCACCAGAGAGGATGCGCCGCAACCGTTGAACATTCGTTGCACCGGAGTTGACATTGCCAACGCACCATCGATGTTTAAAAAATATCCAAATATCACGCATCAACTGATTGACTTTGAACAAGTCAACCGGCTACCAAAAAAGACAAAGTTTGATGTGCTGTGGTGTCACGATGCTTTTCAGTATTGCGTAAATCCACTAGAAACTCTAGGTAAATGGAACAGCATTGCTGAAGATGGCGCCATGTTGGTAATGGCAATTCCGCAGACCACCAACATGGACATTCGCCAACTGTCGTTTGTGCAACCTACCGGATGCTATTATCATCACACAGTGGTCAGTTTGATTCACATGCTGGCAGTGAATGGGTGGGATTGCAATTCGGGCTTTTTTCTAAAGCGGCCAGACGATGATTTTATACATGTGATTGCCTACAAGAGTGCCCATGCTCCTATGCCATACAGCACTACCACATGGTATGAATTGGCAGAAAAGGATCTACTGCCAGAAACAGCAATGACCAGTATACAGCGCCACGGTATGATACGGCAACAAGACCTTGTGCTACAGTGGATTGATAAAAGTTTATCCCGGATGGGGCAACAATAAACGGCCAAGCGGTAAACCAGAGGCAATTTCTTCTGTATACCATTCGGTATGTGCCAGCTGTTCCAGCCATGCTGTACGATCTGGTCTGGCAGGATCGTTGATACGGGACAGATCTAAATTGCCCACTGGTGCAGCCAAACTGGTTGAATTGACAAACGCCGGAACACCAGCCAACACTGCTTGTGAGCCAGGTCCGCTGTTGTGATTGATCACAGCCCACGCAGTGGCCAAACACCGATCATAGTCAAAGTTATCATAGGTTCCCTGAACCGGCGTGGGCATTTGTATAACACAACCTGGCACTGCACCTATACGCTGTCTTGGGTGTGGCCGTATAACAATGGGTCGATCTGTATATTCTCTAATCTTGCCAGCAGTTTCTGTCAGCCAGGCCACAGTGGGCGGTTGTCCAGCCCATTGTTCACTTTCTGAACGCTGTGCTGCAATGACAATATTGTATCCAGTGTTGGTCCAGGGCTTGGCTGTCAGTCGTAGTTTGGCTGCACGACCTGGTATCAACTCAGTGCCATAATAAGCAGTGCTGCCAGTTCCGTTCAATCCCAATTTCCATGTGCTGCCGCGGCGCAGCATGCCCACCTCGGCCACTATCACAGGTCTTCCGCTGTTTCTAAATGTTTGCCATATTTCACGATTGTGTTTCATGCGGCCGTGCCACAACTGACTCCAGATGACAGCAACATCTGCTGAACTGTCCATGTTGTTGTGCTTGATACCAAGCTGGTCAAGACCTGTTCTAATGGCTGTAAAAACTGGCCCGCTGTTGAGTGCGCCATACTGGTCAAAAATACTTACTCTCATAATATACCCGGTTAAATATACACTTAGTTATAAGGAAAACAATGAGTCGTAAATTCTCTGTGGTCACCACATTCAACGCAGCAGGCTACAAAAAATACGGCAAAAGAATGATTGAAACATTCTTGAACACATGGCCTGCAGAAGTTGATTTGATAGTGTATGCCGAAGATTGCATTGTTGTTGAATCTGCACCCAACTTGCGTGTGTTAGATCTATATCGCGACAGTCCTGAACTAGTGGCATTCAAAACAAAATGGCGCGGTGTTCCCAAAGCCAATGGTGATGTGTCTGGTGATCCAACAAGAAACACCCGCAAAGACGCTGCCAAAGGATTCAAATGGAATGCTGTACGCTTTGCTCACAAAGTATATGCTATATTTGCCTCAGCCCATGCTGCAACTGATTGGCTGTTGTGGATGGATGCCGACACTGTGTGCCATAGTGCTATCACTATAGCACAATTGAACAATTTATGTCCTGTCACAGCTGACATTTGTTTCTTGGGTCGTAAAGGCAAGTACACTGAATGTGGATTGTATGCTATGAATCTGCGCTCGCCCGGCACATTAAAATTTCTCCAAGAGTTTCAA